TTCTCACCTTAAGCTCCTTACGAATAAGAAGTCCAAGGTAGAACCCAGTTTCAAGCATCAGAAGTGCTGCGAGGATGAAAAGGAGGATCATACACTTAACCTACGGTGCAAGCTTTACGCCGCAGAGAATCGCATTGCGGTTCGGTTGACCACAAACGATGTTCCAGTACCAACGGTAGAATCCTTCCCAGCTATCCTTAGCAAGGACTCGCGAGAGGACAGCACCATCGAGGTCAGCAAACTGCCCCGCTTGAAGCTCAAGGATTTTCCAGGTCTTGGTATCAAGGAACAAGATCATCCCGTTACCAACGTGGCGGCTGACCTGAATCGGCACACCACCGTAGGAAAGACCCAAGAATCCACCGTCACCTTTCGCTGCTCGGTCGGTCGAGACGTACAGGTTACCTGCACTCGTACCTTGGAGAAGCCCGGTGTACATCTGACGCTGTCGGGGATTCATGATAAGCATGTTCGTGTTAGCCCCTGATTCGAGGATAACTTCGTCCATGATTCCTTGAATCTTCTGAAGCGTCAAAGCAGGTCGCGTGTAAGCACCAGCAGGAGTCTGCGTGATGTCACCACGTACCAGCGTGGACTGAAGCTCTTCACCACTCTTCGCCGCACCAGTAGTACGATCGATAGTGAAGTGAGTCGGGTTCGCAAGGTTTCCGTAAAGACCTTCCGCTTGCTTTGCAGCCTGCGTTGCAACGTACAACCCGTTTCCTACCACTCCTGGTGCTCCACCGAGTCCTGCTTCGTTTGCCGGTGCCACACTAGACAGTTGCACAACCAAAGGACAGCTCAGGTCGCCCGTAGCAGGAATTTCTGCGTCCAAGGCAGGAACCGCTGCCGCCCCACTGTTGACATAAAGATCAATCGTT